CCCGCCGCCATTCGAACCGCCCGAGCTCGTGCCGCTCGAGAAGATTGCGCCGAGGCCGCCCTGGCCGCTGTCGCCTCCGAAAATCTGCTTCGCGATGTCCTTAGCCGCGATGTCGGCCACATTGGCAAGGATGTTCTTCGCGAACGCATCGAAGGCTTGGCTTGCGGTCTTCGTGCCCTGGATGAAGTCGGACAGCGGCGAGGACAGCGAGTCCTCGAGCGACTGGTTGATCTTCTGCGCGACGGGGTCGATCTCGGATTGCGCCTTGCGCACTGCCAGCGCCAAGTCCGCCGCGCGCTGCTTGTCCTGGTCGGTGCCGCTCTTGGCCGCGAGGTCTGCCGCCGCGGCCGCTTGCTCGCGCAGCTGCTGGATCGCGACCTTGCGCGCATCCCGGATCGCCGCCAGCGTTTCCAGTTCGCCCTTCCCGCCTTCGCTCGCGGCGAGGTAGATGCTTTCCTCGGCCAGCTGGGTGTCATGCAGCAAGCGGGCGTATTCCTTCTGCTGCTGCGCGGCCTGGGCCTGGAGCGTGAGGAGGTCTTTCAGCTTGTTCGCGACTGCCGGGTCGCCGCCTGCCTGCGTGATGAGCTCCTGCGCGGCCTTGAACTGCTGGGCGATGCGGATCTGCGCCGCGCCCAGGTCGTCGCCCGACAGGGACAGGACTTGCGCCTTGAGGTTGTCGTATGCCTGGCCGAGTTGTTCGGCTGCACGCTGGTTCGCCTGCTGCGCAAGGATCTCGGTTTGCGATGCCTTCGTGACCGTCTCGGCGCGCTGCTGGACGGCGAGCTTGATCTTTTCTTCGGCCGCGACGCGGTCGGCCGGCTTCGCCAGCGGGTTGCGAATGAACGCCTGCTGCGCCGCGATCTCTTTGTCGATCGCGTCGAGTTGATCCTTCAGAGCCTCGTCGCGAATGTTCTTCTGCTGGGCGAAGAAGTCCTTCTGCGACAGCAGTCCTTCGCTGTATGCCTGCTCGAGGTACTGATTCCCGGCGTTCAGCGCGTCGGCCTGGCTCTTGGCGAAGTCGTCGATCAGCTTGATCTGGCCGTCGAGCTGCTTCTTCAGTGCGGCTGATGCGTCGGCGTCCGCGCTAGTGTCTCGGCGAGGCGCGATCTTGCGCTTCGGCGCGTCCGGCGCGTCGACCGTGTCTACCTTCTTGCGACCGTTGTAGATCGCGTCATAGAAGTCCTTGAAGTCCTTCCGCGCCTGGTCGATGTCGTTCGAGGACTCTTTTCCGATGGCGGAAAAGCCCTTGAAGTCCAGATGAACGAGCGCATTCGCTTGTGCGATCAGTGCGCCGATCTGCTTGCCGGTCAGGACAAACGTCTGGATTGCGTAGGCACCCCCGACGACGATCGCCTTGAAGAACTCGACGATCGACGAGGCCGTCGTCTTGAACCCGTCGGCCTTTTCCTTGTTCTCGAGCCAAAGGTCTGCCAAGTTCTGAAGGGTCGGCAGCAGTTCGGCCGTCAGGGTCTGGGCGAACGCCCCCGACAGGAGCTTGATCTTCCCGAGCGTGTCGTTGAACTCGTCGGCCTTCGATGCCGTCTCGGCCGTCACGCCCGAATACTTCCTGTAGTACTCGATGTTCTTGAGTAGGGCGTCGCCGCCGTCCTTCAGCAGCGACAACTGATCGGCGCCTGACTTGCCAAGGATGTTCAGAGACGCGGCGACCTGCGTGGCGCCTTCGGCCGAGCCTTGGAACGCATCGGCCAGCTTTGCGAAAATCTGATCCGGCGACAGCGTCTGCAGATCCTTCAGCGTCACGCCGAGTTCGGCGAAGTCGTCAATCGCCTGCTTGTTTCCGCCGAGCGCGGTCGCGATGGACTTGTCGAGCTTGACGAAGGCGTTCGTGACGCCATCGAGGTCGCCGCCCGCCTGGCTCGCAGCGAACCCGATTCCGCCCAGCGTCTCGACTGCTACGCCCGACTTTTTCGATAGGTCGTTCAGGTGGTCATTCGCGTCGATCGTCGTCTTCACCAACGCCGCCAACCCAGCGACTGTGCCAGCGCCGAGCGTGATCGATCCAAGCTTCACAAGCGAATCGCCGATGACCTGACTGGCGTCCTTCGCTTCCTTCTTCAGCTTGTTCAGCGACTTCGCAGCGCGGTCCGTGTCCGTCTGGAACGAACCGGTTTTCATCAAAAGGTCGATGACGATCGAGCCGGCTGCCATGGCTACTCCTTCCGCTTGCGCGGCTTCAGCTTGAACCCGAATGCGTTTGCCATGGAGACGTCGACCTCTGTGTAGCCCTCAGGCGGTGGCGGTAGCGGCCTGGGGGGCTGCGGCGCCAGGAACCCGATCGCCTTTTCGTACTTCACGCCATGCGCTGCCGCGATTGTGGCCGCTGGTCGCTGGAACCGGTGGAAGTCGTCGAACGGGAACAGCTTGTAGAACTCGATCCAGTCGGCGAACTCCGGCTCCGTGATCGTTGCCTGCCACTCCTGAACCGATCGGCCGCCAAGGGCAAGGGCGAGGATGTGCCAGAACCATCGCTCGCCCCTGGCGGATATCAGTTTCCCGGGTCTTCGGCCTTCTTCTCCGGGTCCGCGACGCCCTTGTTGACGATCTTGATGTGCGTCAGCAGGATCAGCGCAAACTCGGGGAGGATGTTCAAGGCTTCGGCAGGCGTCACCTTGAGATTGCCGTCCGGCTCGCACAGACTCGCGGCGATCAGTTCGGCGATGTGCTTTTCCTTGTCGTCTTCCGACAGGCCGCCCATTCCGAACATGACCCGGCGATAGACGCCGGCTGGTGCCTGTCGGAACCAGACAGTGTGCTTCTCGCCGTTGGGGAACAGGACGGCGCGCTCCTGCACCGCGTCAGGCGACGCGATCCACGATGCCGGCAGCACGTCAGCTGCCTTGCTGGAAGTTCGTGTCGCCGACCGGCTGGAGCGAAAGCGTGCCCCGGACGACCTCGTTCGTGTCCATGTCGAACGTCAGGTTCGACACGTATGCCTTGAACGTGAAGCCCGAGCGCGCGGCAGGCAGCGTGATCTGCCCGTCGCTGTCGATGACGCTCGGCGCGGTCGCGCTGTCCGACAGGCCCACCGCCCAGCCGATGACGGCGCCCGAGGTCTGAAGCGCCTTCAGTGCCAGGTGCGAGGCATCGCCGTCGTACAGGACGAACGGGATGTTCACGACGTCGGCCGTCGCGAAGCCGCCGACGAACTCGCGGAACGAGCCGACGACGTCCAGGCAGGTCGTGTCGATCTGGTCCTTCGAACCGCCGTTCACCCCGGTCACGGCTGTCGGGCAGGTCAGCTTCTGGATGGCGACGCCGTCCGAACTGAAGAATACCTGCGTACCCTTCGTCTCGATCTTGTTGTCGATCACCAGGTTCAGCACGAGGCCGGACTTCTGCAGATGGCCCAGCAGGCGCGCGTGGAGCGCGTTGCCGATGGAGGCCGCGAAACGAGACAGCTTGAACTTCATGGGCTTACGCTCCTAGATGCGCCGTGCGGGCACCGCCCCCGGCTGGTTGAATGGTGTCAGGCACCGCCCGACTGGTCATCGACCCCACCAGTCGAACTGTAGCGAAATTCGCCACAAGCGGGTTTCGATTTCGCGGTCGTGGATGTTGATGGCCGTCATGTGGACAACCTGCTCAAGCGTGTCGCGGACCAGCGTTGCGAGATCGACCACGCCCTTATCGCCGTTGGCTCCCGGATACCAGCAGTCGACCTGAACCGTTTGCCGGTCGGCAGGGGGCAGGTCGGACAGGTTGTTGATCGGGACGCTGGTCAGCATGAACCACGTGACGTAAGGCTGGTCGAGCGGCTGCCGTTGCGTCTCCGGGACGCTCACACGCCACACGCGCAGCGGATCGTCGCCGAGTAGCGCCTTGATGGCCGGGTTCGCCTTCAGCGTTTCATAGACGGGCGGCAGCAGCATCACTTCCCCTTGTTCTGGTCGAGCAGCTTCTTCGATACGCGCTCGATCGCCCGGATTGTCTCCGTTTCGACGGTGCGGATCGCTTTTTCCGCTTTCGAGAGGAAGGCCGGGCGGATGAACGGCTCGGCCGTCTGGTGGCTGGAGCCGTATTCCTTCAGTTGCGCCGTCTGCAAGGTCGTAACCGCCTTGCCATTGCCTTTCTTGCCGGCGCGGCGCGCCTTGACGAGCTTGCCCTTCTCGTCTCGCTCGCCGTAGGTCTGTCGCTTGATTCGGACCAGGTAACGCTCGCCGTTGCCACCGATCGGGGGTTTCCCGCGCGACACGATGATCGACTTTTCCAGAAGGTGCGTGACCTCGTCGAGGCTGCCGTCCTTCGTGCCAAGGGATGCCAGAAGCAGAAGCTTCTCCTGCTTGGCGATGACGACCGCACCCTTGCGTAGGGCCTGCTTGATGGGGCCGCCGCGCTTGCTGACGATCTCGGGCGGCAGCGACTTCAGGGTCTCGATGACGCCATCCAACCCCGTCAGCTTGAGCTCGACTTTGACGTCTGCGGCCACGCGATCCTCCGAAACGCGAACGAGCCGATGCTATCCCGCCCGGCGCGCGTCTCAAAGTCGGATTGCTCCAGCAGAAGGAATCCGTTCTGACTCATCCAACGGATGAAGCCTTCGGCTGTCCAGTACGTCAGGTGCTCGCCCGGCCGGTAGTGCTTGGACTCGCGGACGCGCTTCAAGTCAGCGAACAGCGGGATCGACGCGAACAGGTAGCCGTGAAGGTGCACGTGTCGGAGGTACACGCGCATGTCGGGAAGATGCTCGAGCACGTCCCAAAAGGTCAGCGCGCCGAAGCAGTCCAGGTCCGTCGCAAGCCTGCCGTGCTCTGCCAGCCATCGGCAAGCCTCCGGGTTGATGTCGAATCCCCAGGTCAGCGGACGCTTTCGGACGAACTCGCCGGAGCCGATGCCGACGTCCAGGAGCCTGCCAGAGTAGTGCCTGCCGACGAAGGCGATCCGGCCGGCGTTCAGGGCTTCGCCGATCTCGTGCCCGTCATAGCTCGCGCACTTGCTGTAGTACGCCGCGTCGTACTTCGCGGTCACGGTCATGTCGGCCTGCCATGCAACCCCATAGTCGGCGTTGAAGCACAGGTCCGGGTCTTCGTCGAGAGCCGGGATGCCGTGCAGTTCCATCATGGCTTGAACCCCACGCAGGAGAACGACCAGGCGAGGTCACGTTCGCTGTGGATGACGTAGACCAGCCCGAGGTCGGTCAGGATCTTCGCCATGTCCTTGGGGTACCAGCTGTGCAGGTGCTTGCGGCAGTTTTGCGGCAGCCAGTACTCCATGTCTGGGTGGGGCAGGTAAAGGAACAGCGTCCCGCCCGGCTTGATGTGCGAGATCCAGTTCTCCAACGCGGCGATCGGGTTGCGCAAGTGCTCGAGGCAGTGACTGCTGAAGACGTAATCGAACTGACCGGCCGGCAGTTCCATCGCGTCGCGACCGTGCTGGATGTCGTGGACCATCGCGCCGGGCAGCGGCCACTTCCCTCCGCCTACATCGATCCCCTCGCCCTTGCAGAAGTGCGCCGCCGTCGCCGCGATGTGCTGGCAGGCGTTGCCAGTCTTGAGGTAGTCCGGGTACAGGCGACCGCCGTATTCGTAGATCATTTCGCCCTCCAGAGAGCCAGGCCCGCGCCGCCCAGCGTGACCTCGCGCGGGGGCAGTTGGTTGACCAGCTCGAAAACGGGTTCTTGCCAAGGCCAGCACTCGTGAAACAGCACGTTGCCGCACCGCTTCGTCATCGCCCAGTCGGCCGGCGTATCGTTCGCGTGGTCGCCGTCGAGGTAGGCGAAGTCGAAGTCCAGGTCTTTCGCGACCGCGGCCTTTTCGGCGTTGTCGGCGATGTCGATGCAGCTCACGTTCCTCGTGCCGGTCAGTTCGAGGATCTGATGCTTCAGGGGGTTGTGCGCGATGTCGACCGTGACGACCTGGTCGAAGTACCGCGAAAGGATCAGCGCCGTGAGCCCGTTCCAGGTGCCGATTTCGAAGCACAGCCGGCCGCGCACCTTGCACTCGCGCAGGAACTGGTCGAGGCCATGGAAGACGCTGGAGCGGCGGAAGGGCTCAGCGCCGAACTCGTTGAAGACGGCCATCAGCTGCGGGTCTTCAAGCAAGATGCGCACGCGACGGACAACCTGCTTCTCTTGCGTTTCTGAGTAGAACTCCATCAGGACTCCATGATCTTGGTGAGACATGCGTCCATCGAGACGCGGTGAAGGTTCGCACGCAGCCAGTCGCGCTCGAGTTCTGGCGCGTGGCCGATCGGGTCGTCGGGATTGCCCGGCCGCCAGGGCTCTGTGACGTTGTGAACGCGGCTTGAGAAGAAATCGAAGCCGGTGGCATAGACCGACGCGGGATCGCAGTCCAGCACCTTGAGCAGCGCGGAGAACCCGGTGGACGGGATGTGCCGTCCGAGCATGAGGAAGACCTGCCAGAGCTCGCCATGCGGCGGAATGTAGGTCGGGCAGAACCACCAGTCGGCGCGCTGCCGATAGATGTAGCGGAAGTCCACGCCGTGCGGCTTGTTGTTCGCCTGGTGCCACTCGGAGTCCATGAACTTGGCGTTCGGGCATTTGCAGATGCACAGCTGCACGCCCTCGGCCTGAAGTTCCTCCGGCGTCTTGTGGATAGACGAACCGAAGAACGAGTAGAAGACGTCCGTCCGGAAGCCCTGGGCCGGCCCTACGCGGTGATTGTTGATGCGCATGACCACGTCATGCCCGTCGATGAACCCAGGCTCATTGTCGAGGCATCCGGGCCCGCTGCCCACGACCGCGACGCGCTTGCCGCGGAATGTCTGCCTCACGTGTTCATCGCTGCAGAAGTTCATGCGCTGCTTCCTCGATTGCGTCGGCGTGGGCGTCGTCCAGGATGGAGCAGGACGAAGCTTTGTGAAGGATCTTCTCAGGGGTGATCTGCCGGATGTAGCGGTGCTGTGAGCGCAGCCCGCGTTTCGACCAGACCAGAAGACTTGGCTTGTCGAAGGACTCGGCCAGGGGGACGAAGTAGGAGACGTAACCCAGGAGTGCGGTCGCGCTTGCCGTGAGGTCGAACAGCTGCGGGATCGTGGTTTTGTCGGCCAGGTCGATGTCGATGTTCCGGAACTCGTACAGCCGTTTCCCTGCGCCTACTTGAACGATCGTCGCGCGCCCACGCAAAGCATCGATAGCGCGCTGGATCTGCCGGCAGTCCGGGAGTAGGTCAGCCCCGAACCCATCGGTGCGCCCCATTGGCGAACGAGGCAACTGCACCAGGACGATCGGCTTCGTCGACTCCGCGATCGGCGCGGATGCCTTCCAGTCGATTCGGAGGTCGATCGGCTCTTTGATGCCGGCCGACGCGCAGCAGTCTTCGAACTGCGTCGTTCCTTCGATGGCCTTGCGGGTCGAGTAGTGGGCCAGGATGTCGACGCCCTGCCGGCTGAAGGGGGCCGTCTCGACAGGTAGCGGCCTGAAGACATCCGGCCATGCCGTGAAGACTCGCAGACGCTGGCCTTGCTCCGTCAGATGCCTCGCAACAGACTGGACGTACAGGGCATCGCCTAGCCCCATGCCGCCCCGTATGTTCTTCACAGCACGTCCTCAAGGCGTGCTCGGTCGAAACACCGGATCGCTGTTTCACGTGAAGCATTCACAACCTGAGTGTGCTTGCGACGCGCGAGGATGGCCGTCAGTTCGAAGTGAGACTTCCAGGTCGCGATGCTCTTGCAGTTGGACATGCCGTTGGGATGGTCCTCGTGCCAGTGGGCTTGCCCGTTCGGCGCCTTCTGGCCGTCATAGCCGAGCAGGATGACCTTCGCTGGGTTGCCTTGCAGGGCGATGGCGAGAGCCGCGGCGCCGCTGTTGCCGTAGCGCATGATGACGTTCGGGTTCGGGCAGAGCCGGGCGCCGTGCTTGGTTCCGTTCGGGCTGATCGTCAGCTTCTCGCCTTTGAACGATGCGGCCTCGGCGCCGTACTGACGCCACCACTTTGAGTCAAACCCGAACAGGACAGCGGCCCAGGGAGCCAGGCGGAACGTGGTGTTCGTCACCAGGGTCGTGAGCTCCGCCTGTCGGATGCGCTCGACGTCTTCCGGCGTCAGGCTGGGGCCACTGGCGATGCAGACGACCGTCTTGCCGGCGCACCAGCCGGCTTCACCCGCCCTCATTCGTGCCTGCCGAACATTGGAGTGTCATGTAGCGGATGCGGCTGTCGGGATCGGCGACGATTCCCTCGATGTTGTAGATCGTGCCGCGGTGCACGATGCGCATGCGGGGCAGCAGGTCAGCCCAGTAGCGGACCTTGATGCGGGTCGTCGTCTTGGACTGCACCGCTTGGGCTGCGAACAGTTCACGGCCGGACAGGTCGACGATCTCGGCCGGCACCCCAGATGCCACGGGCAGCCATTCGAGCGTCTGCGCGCCGTCGCTGTCCTGGCCGCTGATCTGGTCTTCGATGGTGACGCGGTGGCGAAGACGGCCCGCGCGGACCGGTTTCGTCATGACATCCCCTTGCGCACTCGGCGGGGCCGCATCAGGTCCATGGCGCCGTTGGGGATCGACTGAAGCGCCACGTCGATGCTGTCCTCGCGGTTCGCGTAGAAATGGCCGACCATGAGGAGCATAGCTTGGCGGATGACCTTCGGCACTTCCTCGCCGCCGTCGCTGTCGACGCCGTAGCCGACCAGGGCGCGGATCCGCACGTTGTTCGGGCTCGCGGAGTAGGTAGGCCAGGAACCGATCGGCCGGACGCTCGGCGGAAAGGCGAACTCGTCCAGCAGGTACCCCTCGGCGTCCAGCTGCACGAAATCGGTCGTCAGCGGATCGCCGGTCCCAACGAACACCAGTTCACGCACCGGCCAGACGGGAAACTCGATCGCCGAGTCTCGACCGCCACAGCCCAGCCAGCGAATGTCTGAGCGCGGGAACGCATCCAGCGCCCACTCGATTTCCTTCGGCACGAGAGCCAGGCCCAGGAAGTCCTCACAGTACTCACGCGCCGCGGTGATCCAGGCTTCGAACTGGGCGTCTGTCAGCGGGTCGATGTCACTGTCGCCGTAGGCTAGGGCTTCGCAGTGCTGGCGCGCTTCCTCGAGCGAGATCGGCTCGTCCGGCGTCTCGCCGGGCGCGTAGGGCAAGGTACGGTAGCTCATGCGTCCTTGCCCTTCTTCACGCTGAGGCGCCAGCCCTTGCCTGCGTCACCGGGTGTGCCTGGGTTGTCGCGTTGCGCAATCCACATCGAACCGCCGTAGCTCACCACGTCCCCGGACTCGTAGGCATCGTCGGTCTTGAAGACTCCACGATCCAGAAGGATGCCGGACATGCGCGCCTTCTTCGTCACGACGCCGTCGGCCGTGTTGAAGTTCAGCACGAGCTCGCGGCCCTTTACTTCGATGTCCAGGTCGTCGACGTTCAGGCCGTCGCGGCCGGCCGGGCCTGCGTCGCCCTTTTCCCCGCGGTCGCCCGTTCGGCCTTCGACGCCCCTCTCGCCCTGGACGCCGTCGCGGCCGTCGCGGCCGTGTTCGCCGTCCGTGCCTTTCTCGCCTCGCTCGCCGGGCAGACCCTGGATGCCGTCGCGGCCATCACGACCCGGCGCGCCATCCTTACCGTCGAGGCCGGGCGCGCCCTTTTCGCCGATCGGGCCGGGTTCGCCGCGCTGGCCGTCGATGCCGTCGCGACCGTTGGCGCCTGGGGCGCCGTCCTTGCCGTTCAGGCCGGGTGCGCCGTCTTTGCCATCCACGCCGTCGCGCCCGTCCTTGCCATTCGCGCCCGGTGCTCCGTCTTTCCCGTCGATGCCGTTGGCGCCATCGCGGCCTGCGATGCCTTGCTCGCCCTTTTCGCCCTGCGGACCTTGCGGACCCTGCTTGCCTTCAGCCCCATCCTGGCCGGGCTTGCCGTCTTGCCCGTCTTTGCCGTCCTTGACGGTCCTCAGGCGCTCGGCCATCGATGCGAGCTCGAGCAGAATCGGCTGAAGCCGGCGAGACACTTCCTTGTCGATGTGCGCCTGAACTGCTTCGAAGACTGAGGATGCGAGTTCTTCGGTGTCCATCATGATCCTATGGGTTGGCCGTCGTGCTCACGCGCTCGGAGTTCAGCATTTCCACCGACAGCGCGACGTGCGTGTCATCGACTGAACGGAATTCGATCGTTGCCATGCCGCCGCCGTGGTTCGTGATCGTCGTCTTTCCGGCCAGCACTGCCGCGCAGAGCTTCAGCAGGTCGCCGGAAGTGTAGCCCGGGAGCAGTTCGTAGTTCCAGATTTCAGCAGCGCTCGGGAGTGGCGAAGTGCTTGAACTGCTCGGCGTCGGCCCGCCGTCCGTGGTGTTCTCGTCGCTCGTGAAGTCGGCGTCGGACTGGGCGCCTGAATCGCTGTCGATCGTGCCGTCTGAGTCGACTGAGCCATCGCTGTCAATGGTCCCGTCCGAATCCACGGTTCCATCGCTGTCCACGGTACCGTCGCTGTCGACCGTTCCATCGCTATTGACCGTGCCGTCGCTGTCCACGGTTCCATCGGAATCGACGGTCCCGTCCGAGTCGATTTCGCCGTCCGAATTGATGTCGCCGTCGCTGTCGACTGGGGGCGCTTCTTCAAAGTAGGGGGCGTATGCGGTCGTCGTGAAGCCGGCCAGCGTCACGTAGCCGTCCGCGGTCGGGTGTATGTCGTCTTCCGTGTCGATGCCGGTCCAGGTCGACGTGTCGATGAACACGACATCCGGATCAGCCAAGCCGGTGACAACGGTCGCGATGTCGGCATTGACGGTCAGCGCCGTCTCGGCGTGGGGCGTGACGCCTCGGCACAGGATCAGCGGAACGCCTGCAGTTTTCAGGGCCGCAATGATGTTGCCGTAGGACGTCCGGAATCCAGAGCCGCCGCCGTCGTTCCGGCCAATCGCGATGACAGCCACATCAGGGAGTTCGATCGCTCCCAGGATCGTGGACATGTCGCTATCCAGACCGGCAGCGTCCTGGCCCGATAGGCCGATGGTCAGGCTTGCGAACCCAAGCGCCGCGCCGGTCTTGTGCAGGTCCGTCGAGCCTGGCCCGGCTCCATCGACGACACCGCCGCGCGTGATGGAGTCGCCGAACTGCGTGACGCGCTTCGGAGTCGCGAGCGTTTCGAACTGCGCACCGGAGCCGCCGACCATGACGCCGAAGGCTGCGTTGAAACTCGGGTCCGTCTCGCTCCAGACGTTGAAATTGTGCGTACCAGACAGGCCGGTCGCGATCTTCTTCCACTGCCACTCGTGGCCGCTGTCCTGCGGAAGTCCGGTGACGTGAACCGGGGTTCCCCCGTCCACGGAATACCACGCCTCGGCATTGCCGGAGTAGATCCAGAGGTCGGAGCACGTGGCGCGAAAGCGTGCGCTGCCGGTCGCCAAGTAGCTGCCGACGCTGGTGATCGCGTGACCCAGAGAGTCCGGATCGGCATTCGCCCAGCCGTAAGCCTCGGTGCCCATGTTTCCGACGCCGTGCGTGCTCAGGTCCAGGACGTTGTCCTTCGGGCCCAGGTCGGAGCCGTTGCCGATCGCGGGGGCCGCGCCAGTGACCGTCAGCAGGCTCGAGGACGTCGCGGACGTGTAGCCATAGACCGGGACGTAGCCCGGATCCTGGACGATCACGACCTTGTGCGCGGCCTCGCTCAGGCCGGCGAACAGCGTGATTCGGCCGCCGCTGATGCTCGGGTTGGCCCACGCGCCGCCGTCGACCGAGACCCAGAACGGATTGGGGCCGTCGCCACCGGCCTCCATGGAAGCATCAGTGCCGGTGATGTAACCGATCCAGCAGGATTCGTTCCCCTCCCAGTAGCGGCGTGCGCTGTCGGTGATCAGGTCGAAGTACCCGAAGAAACCGAAATCGACTGCGGCGGCGTTGAAGTTGGTCGTTGCCATTTCAGCCCCAGCCACTTGGGAAGTAGGAATTGCCGGTGCCGCCAGTGCCTTCCTGGACGATCACGCCGGATGCGCCCTGCGGGCCTTGCTTGCCCTGGAGGTCGACCTTCTGGCCCCAGGTGCCGTCCTGATTCTGGAACTGCAGCTTCGTGTCGTCCCAGCGGTGCGCGGGAGGCGGGCCGGGCGGGCCTTCGGGGCCTTCTGGACCTTCAGGGCCTCGAGGTCCGGCCGGGCCTTGCACGCCATCTTTGCCGCGCGCGCCGTCGATCCCATTGCGACCGTCGATCCCGTCTCGGCCATCCGTGCCGTTGATGCCGGCCGGGCCGATCGGGCCCTGGTCGCCTTTCTTGCCTGGCTTGCCGTCTTTCCCGTCCAGGCCAGGCGCGCCGTCGCGGCCGTCGCGTCCGTCGCGCATCACTCCACCGGGCGGTAAGTGGCGAACTTGCGCAGCAGAGCAGCGGTCAGGGCCTTGGCGTCGTCGGCCTCGGGTTCAGGCGCGGGAGCGGGCGCAGGCGCAGGGGTCGTGCCGAACGGGTCTTCCTTGGCATCGCGCTTCGCCAGCGCGGCGAGCGAGTAGTTTTGCTGCTGGGCCAGCGGGGCGTCGCCGCCCGGCGTCGGGGGAAGGTTGACCTTCTGACGAGCCTCGTCGGGCGCCATGACGGCCGCGCCGACCAGCTTCTGCAGGTTGTCGACGAACGTGGTCGCGTCCATGCGGATCAGGTCGTCGAGGTTGAACATGGTCCCCAGCTGCTTGCCGTCTTTCTTCTCGACCAGATTCAGTCCCTCGTCCATCAGCGTCTCGATCGCGAACATGATCTCTTGCAGGCAATCGGAGTAGTACAGCTGATTCAGGTCGCCGACCTTCATCCCGACAGGGACCGTGCCAACGCCGATCTTGAAGGCCGGAACGTTGAAGGTCGTACAGACCATTTCGGCCGACAGCTTCAACTGGTCGACGAGCTCGGCATCCTTGGCGCTGGTCGCAAGGGCTTCGTACTTCAGGCCGTCCCCGAGCACTGCCACCTTGCCGCGGCCTTCGCCTGTGTAGTCGCGATTCCAGTCGCGTTGCAGGCGCTGCGCCGTCTCGTCCTTGATCTGGCCTGGGGCCGTCAGTATGCCGCCCGGCCGGCTCATGTTCTTGAAGAAGGTCGCGCTGTTGCGCTGAATCATCGTGCCTTGAGCGGCAGGCAGCCACGCGGCGTACAGCGGTGACAGGCCGACCAGCGGGTGGAACAGGCAGTTCCAGCGGTCGTGGATGATCTCGGAAGCCGGAACGGTCACAGTCCCATCGATCACACCCGACAGGACATCCTCACCGAGTTGGTAGAAGACCTCGCCCGTGTCGTCGTTGACAAGGGGAAGGCACAGCGTCGGGTCCAGCACGTACAAGGCCGAGACTGCGCCGCGCTGGTCACGTTCCTTCAGGACGTAGGTGTTGCCGTGCTTGAGCTTGGACAGCGCCCACTGCTCCATGAACTGCTGTCGCGTCTGCCAGGCGTTGGGCTTCGCAATGACGCCGGAGAAGGCCGACGAGAAGAACGTCGACCAGATTCCGGCGTCGGTCTTCTGCACGAGTTCGAACGTGCACTTCCCGATGTCGCCTGCAATCCGGTGCATGCAGGCGAAGACGGCCCAGTTCCCCAGGAGTTCGTCGCGCGGTAGCTTGATGTCGCGTTGAAACGCGTGGATCGCTCCGTCGTGGATCGTCATCCAGCCTCGTTCCGCAGCTGCGTATGCGGCGCGCGGCGCGGCAATGGTGGCGCCGATGGCGCGCGCAGCGAGAGTCCGGAGGCTGTCGACGATCTTCATTCGGCGTCCGACGCCTTCGTGACGGTTTCGGCCGGCGCGCTCGGCGTCGAGGCGACGTCACGCGTTCCGTACTTCACGGCTGCTGTCTTGCGCGCCACGTTCTTCGCCGGAACTGCGGCAGCCGTGCGCGTCACGACGGGAGCCGGCTTGTAGATCGGTGCGGGGGCCGGGACTGCGGGAGCCTCGCGGAACCACTTCAGCGCCTTGCCCAGTTGGATGTGCTGCTTCTCGGCCTCGTAGCGTTCGCCGACCTTGCGCAGTTTGCCGCGGTAGCGGTGTTCCTTCTCGACGATCACTTCTTTCATCGTTGCCCCTGTGAAAAGTCCCCCGGAAGTATGCACCCCCGGGGGACGGAAGCCTCTTTCGAGGAGGAGACAATCAGGAGACGACGCCGCCGTATTCCGCGTTGTCCAGGTACGCCGCGGCGCCCGCGCGGCGCTTCTGCCAGTTCAGGCGACGCGTCACCTTGAAGGCGATGCTGTCCTCCTGGAACATGTTGGTCAGGCCGGTGGTCGTGACGCCCGTCGGGGTGTCGGTCGCGCCGGTCGGATCGTCACGCTGCTCGATCGTGGCTTCGCGGGACATCGACACCTGGATGCCGCTGTCGCCGATCTTCCAGATGTCTTGCGTGCGCAGCACGAAGATCTGGCCGCCCGGGATGTTGTCGCCGACCAGGACCGGCATGCCCGACAGCGTGCCGCCGTTCTGGTTGATCGTCGGGAAGGACGGCTGATCCAGCGAACCGTACAGGAAGCCGATCGCCATCGCCGTCGCCGGGTTCATGACGAGCGTCAGGCCCGAGGCCATCTTGCCCGTCACGAACGGGTACAGCAGCGCCTGCAGGTCGGTGCGCACCGCCGCGGAGTCGGCGCCGCTCGGCTGGATCGGCGTCACGCCGTTCACGATGCCGGCCGGCGAGACGCCCGCAGAAGCGGCGACCGCGCTGAAGAAGGTCGTGTCGGCCTTCTGCGCGATGGCTTCGGCCAACCCGTCGTTGACGATGCCTTCGGCGGCCGGGCTCGAATCTTCCATGAGCTCCAGGCTGATGACCGTCAGCGCCGCCAGCTTCAGCGGCAGCAGCTCGACGTCGGAGAAGTCGCCCTTCGACATCGGGATCGCCTTCGACTCGCCGGTCCAGTAGCCGGTGAAAGCGCCGTCTTGACCCTTCACGTGCACGCGGCCGGGGACCGAGCGCAGGTTCAGGCGGTCGAAGACGGTCTTCGAATACAGGTACTCGACGAAGTCGCCCGTGAAGCGCGTGTCCGAAGCCGCCAGTTCCGCGCCCCATTCACCCGAACCGGTGCCGCCGCCCGCGACGGTCGCCTTGATGAACTCGACCAGCTTCGGGTGCGACTTGCCCCAGCGGGCTTCCGCGATCGCGGCCGGCGAGACGTTGTGTGCCATCGCCAGAGCCTTCGCGATCACGACGCGCGTGAACGATTGGCCTTTGAACTTGTCGTCCGGGTCTTGCTTGCGGGACAGGACGTGCGGGCTGGTACGCGCGCGGGTGGTCGTGCCGCCTTCGCTGTCGTCGCCGCTCACCTGGCGCGCGCCGCTCGCCTTGATCTGCAAGCGCTGGGCATCCAGGATGTCGTCCTGCAGGCCGCGGCAGTCGTCGACCAGCGTCTGCATTTCCTCGCGCTGCTCGTCGCCGAAGTCGTCCGGCGTGGACTTGCGGATCTCGGCGAGTTCGTCCATGCGAGCCTGCTTCACTTGCAGGGCCTCGCGCATTTCCTTCAGGGTCTTCATGAGGTTTCCTTGATTGGCCCCGAAACGCCGGGAGGTGGTGGATTGGGCTGCTTTGCGGCCAATCGCGGCCAATGCGTCCCGATCTGCTGACTTGATGGCGAGAATCGTCGCCTCGCCGTTGGCCGGGATTGTGACTGCAGACAACTCCAGCCACAACCACTTGATGAACTTGAGCGGGCCCCACGGGTCCTTTTTGTCGATCGGCTCGTATTCGGTCGGGCGGAAACCGATCGACAGGCCGCGCACGAGGCCGCCCTCGATCATCTGCCACGCGGTCTTCAGCCGCTGCTTCAGCGGGCCATCTTCCGCAATGTCGGCGACTTCGCCGTCGACCTCGATCCCCTTCGGTGTGACCTTGGCCGACGTGATCCAGCCGATCGGGTCGGCGCTGTCGTGCTGCCAGAGCAAGGGCAGGGGAAGCTTGAAGTCCGCGCCCTTGGGCTCGACGATGTCGCCGGAACGGTCCGCGGTGGGCGTGGTGGCGATGCCGGTGAAGCGACGCTTCTTGTCCGCGGACGGCGCCGCCTTGATGGTGAGCTCGGCGTATGCGCGCTTCATTTCCATGGTCAGTCGCCTCCTAGGAACATCATCTGATACAGCTTCGCTCGCGGCTTCGGGTTCATCGCCATGAGCGCAACAGCATCGAAAAGGCTCATCAGGGGGTCGATCTTCGCCCGTCCTGAGATCTGCTTTGTCACCATGATAGCGTTACCGCGCGGTTCCACCTTGGCATTTCCTACCGCCCAGGACATGAGTGCGCGCCCACCATGCTTCAATTTTCCGGCCGACAGGTGGCGTTCTGTGGCCTGAATCGCGCCCATCAGCTTCCACCCCTGCGGGATGCCGATGATCCGCTCTAGTTCGATGTCGCGGCCCTGGATGCCCTCCGCGATTGCGGCGATTCCCGCCTGGTCGACGCCGATCTGGTCCAGCAGGCCGGATTCCTCGCACTTCTCGACCACATCGCAGACCTCGGTCACGTCCCGACCTGTCTCGGTGGCCTTGTAGATCGTCAGGTCGCCGTCGGCCTCGAAACCCCGTAGCTTGCTGACCTCGCCTGGATATCGCCGCAGGACGCCTTCGTGACACCACGCGTGGCACCAGTGCAGCCACTCCTTCGTCTTCTTGTCCCGGCCCAGGACCGTGACCGCCAGCAAGTCGTCCAGGCCACCGCCGTCGATCCCCATGGTCACGACCTCGGATCGCTCCAGCAGTTGCTCGATCGTCAGCTTCTGCGCGTTCTTCTCCCAGTGCTCAACGCCGGCCCAGCGGTCGCCGGCCAGGTTCATGCTGATCTGGACGTTCGCGTGCTTGGCGAGGAAGCCGCGGATGTCGCTGTCGCCGTTCTCGCGGGCCTGCTGCATCAGGTGTTCGATCCGGCCACGGTTGACGCTATAGCCGAAGTTCGGGTTCACCATGCGCAGGTCTTGCATCGTCAGGCTCGCCAAGGCTTCCGTCGCTTGCTTCTCGCGCAGCGCCGCCTGAGTCTTCTCCGGCAGTTCGTAGATGATCGGCTGGAACTTCGGGTCATCGATCTCGCCGTCGCGCACGCGTCGGGCATAGGACAGCTTCTTCGCGAAGACGCCGGCTGGGGGCTCGTCGCTCTGCGTGGTCAGGTAGATCACGAAGCCTTCGGGCCTCGAGGTCAGGCCGCCTGTCGCCTCGACCAGCATATGCTCGGCGTCGGGCATCTTGCCGAACAGCCAAAGCTCGTCCAGCAGGACGCCAACGGACTTCTTACCGCCCACTGCGCCGGAGTCGGCCGCCACGACCTTGAGGAAAGCTTGCGTCGTCAGGTGGTTGATCGTCTTGACGTGCGTTTGCGTGTGCAGCAGCGTGGCGAGCTCCGGGCTGGCCTTCTCGGTGCACATGTCTCGAGCCGGCCCGAACGAGTTGTTCGCGACCTCGACCGTGGGCGCCAGGATGTTGAACTCGGCCGAGTCCCGCCAGTTCAGGATCAGGGCCGTCATCATGATCCCGGCCGCAAGGGTCGACTTGCTGTTCTTCTTCGGGATCAGGATGAACCACTCGGAAATCAGGCGCTCCCCGGTGTCTTCGTTGTACGCGCCGAAGATCGATCGGACGACGTCAAACACCCATTCGGCCGAGCACTCGCCGAAGGTCGCGTCCGCGTCGGCGATCCTCAGGCCCTTGAAGATCTCGACGGCTCGCTCGGCGTACTCAGGAAAGATCGGGGGCGGGATGATGGACTCGCCGGCCCGCAGGCGGGCTTCCCAGTCCGGGCAGGACGTCTGCCAAGTCGGGCTCATGCCGCGCGCAGCGTCGGCTTCTTACCCGGCGTGAACTGCGTCAGACCGCCGACTTCCTTCGCCTTGCCGGCGCGCTCGGCCTTCTTGCCCTCGTCGGACTTCTTCACGTGGACGAATCCGGCGGCCACCGCGGCGGCGCGGATGCGGTCACTGAGCGGCATCTTGTCGTCCATGTAGACGCCCTCGAGGAAGGTCAGAGGGCTCACGTACTTGGGGGGTGGTACGGTACTACCCCCCTCCACCTGGGCTAGAACCGGTGCCGTCTCGGCCTCCTCTTGGGGTTCACCCGGGCATGATGCCGGCTCGACTTGCTGGGCAACCGGAGGCGTCCATCCGCTCTCCGGCGTCGGCTTTTTCTTCCGTCCAGCGCCCGGCCGGAACCCGCCAGATCGACCCTTCACGCCTGCCATTTGATCCCCTTCATGGAATCGAATGATGCCATGGGCCCCCTAGTTTGACT